ACTTCGTCCCTGTGCCGAACATCTTGCGGACGACTTGCGCTCCCGCGTTGCTATTGTTCTGTCCGAGGGCCGAAACATGATCAGCAGGAAGAACGTAAGATCCTGATTGCACCGTAACATAGTGCTTGTCGGTGCGCCCAGGGACATCACTATCGATAAAACCGCCTTCTTGTAGATGCCTGAAGCCTTGAATGCCCTTGAAACCCGCTCCATAGCGCGGAAATTTCATCGGTAACTTTGGTAGTCCTGGCAACCCACCACCAAATGCATATCTTCCAGGCGCCTCATCAGGTGACCCAGTAGGCTCAAAAGGCATTGTATTTATGGGGTCATATGTATGCGATTTTAATTCTCCCAAAACTGGAAAAGTGTATCCTTTTTCTTTTCTTCGTGTTGGATCGTCCTCGCCTTCTCGAATGCCCCGTGGTCGAGGAAGAGGAACGCGACCACCTTCTTGCTGGCTTCCTCCCCCAGAAGGACGCGGCCCAATCCGCCTGCCATAGTTATATATACCAGACAGACTCTGGAATCCGGTTTGACCAGGCATGAAAGAAAGAGGAGGTGGCGGTTCCCGCATCTTATTTTGATAATCTTCGTAGGTTTGCGGCGGCAGAATTGTGACTTTGGGAGCATCTTTAGGCATTATTTTCTCCCGCCACGCGCTCGCCGATCAAGACGGCCACCGGCAATAAATCCGCTATGCTTCCCCATTGTCCTACCGCCAGAGGCCCGTTTCTTGCGTGACAAGCCAGCCTCACTAAGCGCAATAGCAATGGCCTGCTTGCGGTTCTTTACAACTGGTCCCGTCTTAGAGCCGCTATGTAACGTGCCCGCTTTGAATTTGTGCATCTCTTGACGCACGCCCTCACGACCTTGTTTGACCGGCATGACTCACCCCGCTCTGATTAGAGTAAGACCGCCCACAATTCCTGGCGGCGCATATGCCGTACCAGAGCCGCCTGTCGTTACACTAACGCCAGTATTGGCGGCCAATGTGTTAGCGCCAGGATTACCAGCACTAAAAATATAAACATTAAAATCAGACCCAGCCGCGCCTGTTGCTGTCGTTATGTTATTTACAGAATGCGTATGACCAGGATCCGTGACTGGCAAACTCGCATTAGGAAGATTGCCTTGGGTAATGGTCTCCGATCCGCCATTGGCCAAAAGTGTATTACCATTAATAGCAGTAAGGCGACCCGTTCCTTGATTCAGAGTTGCGCGGAATCGGCCTCTCGTATCCGGTAGAGTGGCACTACCTAGATAATCCCGCAATGCTGGATAAGCAGCCGAGGAAAATGCTGTCCCATCGCAATTGAGATATGGCTGCGGATTACTGCCTGTGACCCAAATCGGGACTGCACTGCCCGCAAAGTCCCAATAGGTGCCAACCCGCCCAAGGCCGAGAAACTTTATATTTGATCCATCTGACATTATCATCATCGGCTCACTTGGCGGCAATGCTACATACTGAGCTGCCGAACTAATCCAAGTCGTGACCTTGAATGTCGTATTGGCTACACAATTATTCTGAACAATCCAAGTCCGACCATATGCTGGGAATGTAACATTAACATTCGCTGTCAGCGTTCCAGTAAAGCTTATGATCCTTGTGTTGTACTGAGCTGCGCTCAATGTCACTGGCGTGTTGCTGAGCGCTATGCTTACATTCGCTCCGAAGCAATTATCCAATTGATTAAAATTGGCATTCATCGGCACATCCCAACTACCGGGATCTGCTCCATTAAGCGGGATGAAGAGTTGGAGATTTGATGTTTGGGGGTCTGGCAATTTTATCTCCTGACAGGTTCTGAAATTGCACGCTCGATTGACCATCCATAGTCGTACACTCGAGCATGCAGAGTTGGCCAAGAAATATCGTGGCCCGTCTTTTTCAAAATCTGACGCAACGTCAGTTTCTCACCCTCAAAATCCCAAAGCCGATTTGAGCGCCTATTGTTTGCCTGATCTTCCGCAGTTGCCCATCGACAATTTCCCGGTTCATAGCCTCTTGAATTGTCAATACGTTCAATTGAATGACGCAATGATGGACGATGACCAACATGGGCCGCAAAAGTCTTAAAATCCTTCATCCACTCAGGGCACATTTTGATGCCCCGACCGCCGTATAACGAGTAATCTTGGCTGGTCTCGCAAAGACATCGAGTCCTAATATCTAGCCAAATTCTGTATTCGGCTATGGGATGTTTCTTGGCCATCACGAGCTTGGGTATATTGGTACCCACCCGACAAAACCGCTACTTGTCTCGACCGCGAGGAACGAAGTGGCTTGCGAGGAAGTAAATGTGATAGTGCCTACCGATCCTCGCACCGCTGTTGAGGTCGAGGTTACCTGTGGAAAAAACGAAGCAAATTGAGTACGCAAAGCATTAACAGCCTGTACCAGGTTCTGACCAGTCGCCACAATATCGCTGATGCTGCCAGCCATTATCGCCTGCCCGCAGGTGCCCACCTATACCGTATCCTGCCCAGCCGCCAGAACACGTTATTAGTGGCGCTTATGACTTCAATCGATACCAGTCTACCACGGATTCGGGGTGTTATGTATTCATTCGCCTGAGTCACGGTGTAGGGGCCATAGGTTCTCGGAGTGTCACCAGGATAGTCAACCGAGAAGAATTGCAACTGAACGGAGGCATCGTTGTTGCCGTAAGTTCCCCACATAAAATCGGGGTGAATCCAGTCAATAAACGCCAGATCTTGCCCATCCGAAATCGTCCACCAACCGCTACGAAAGAAACTGCCTCCAGCCCCTGAAATCATATTGCCCATCTCATGCTGATAGACAATCGCACCAGTATCGCTGCCGACAGGGGGGCCAAGGACCGATACGTCCTTCCAGGCTGTTCGCGACAGAAAGCCATAATCCCAAGTCTTATCGATAATATTAAGCTTCACATAAGCATTATTTTCAGTCGCTGTCCCAAAGCAAAAGTACCATGCAATCTCATTAAACGTGCTGTTAGGCGCACAGCAGATCTTATCCATTTGATCTCTATTTTGCCCCTGGAAAATGAAATCCCAGACCGTACAAGAAAGAACCTGAACACCATTGCCTGATAGAATAAAAAAGTTCTTATCCCCACACCAATAAACATCGCCAGAAATAACGCCCGCTGCGTGTTTGCCCACAAGACCGCAACCCGAGCCAGCTTTCGTGAAATTAAAAACAGAAGAAGGATTGCCAGTAAATTGCATAATCCAGCAATCGATGTCCGTCCAAATCACACCGAAGTTCGCTGACTGAAGTCCTCCGCGAATGATCGAACCGGTTGGAATATGAAATGCCCCTGCTGCTGTAGTAAGATCTACATTCCAATTAGTGAAATCCTGCGCATCCGACCATCGAACGATAAGATTATCTTGCGTCCCGCCATTATTAAATCCGCCATTTCCCTGTGGCTGAATGGACTTCCATAGCACAAGAATTTGCTGAGGCATCGAAACAAAGCCGCCGCCATTTGTAAGGGGCGCTTGCGAAACAATGCTCGCATTGCCAAAACCTAAACTTGGCGACCATTGAAACACAGGTCCATCACCTTGCACCGAAAGTAGAATCTCGCCCCAGTTATCCTGTGTCCAATCAGTCGAGGTGATTGGTGTACCTGGACTCCCAGTCACGCTGGAGCCAATTCCATATCCGCCGCCACCGTATGAACCGCTACCGTAGCCACCACCTGAACCAATGAGCTGATTGGTCGTGATGTAATAGTGATAATGTGCCAAGCCGCCATTCATGGTTTGAGTATCCGCTGAACTCGCGGCAGTCCCAGAGACAATTTGATAATTCGTAGAGTCAATGACGGAAAATACGTTATACGGTCCTTCAATTGTCAAGCCGCCAACGGATGTCGGATGCAAAAAGGATTGCTGGATACCAAGAATCGGCGCTGCCGTATTATTTGGCTGCTGAACCGTAACCAGGGCGCTACCGGCAACCGTCGTAAAAATCGGCAATACACCACCGCCAGCAATCGTCGTGCTCGCAACAACACTGGAAACCACTGCATATGAACCCGTGCTTGCAACGGAAAAAACCGGATAAGCGCCCTGCAATAATATATTACCTATCGAGATCGGCGTATGAAAAACGACGGTGTCAAATAGCGTCACTCCTGAGTTTGGATCCGCGATCTGTACAATGTCACTCCCAGAAGAAATGCTCACACTAGGAGCAACTGACGAATCCCTAAACTGAGGTGTGAGGTCTCTATATGAGCCTGAAGTCGCCGCTGCCAGATTTGCGGTCGCTCCAATGCCAAGAAAATTGGTATCAGCAATATCCTTCCACGCATGAAGTGAACGAACTGTTGATGGGACTGTAACCGTCCCGAATTGTTGCCAACCACCAAGCGTCTGAGTGATGCCATTTTTCGTACGAATCAATTGCGATTGCGAAATGCCAGCTTCGTTCAATGCAGGCGTCTGCTCAACATCGACGCCGGGCCTCAGAAGGACAGACTGCATAGGCACGGCTATTTCTCCGGCCAATACGATGCAACAAGCAAACGAATATTATTATATGGCACGCCATAACGATTACAAATTTTTTCAGCTTGCTCTAAATAGCAAGTGAAATCACCCGCATCCCACGCTGCCTTATCAAGGCGCGCAAGCATCTTCATTTCTTCACGAAATTTCTCAAACATAAAATCAGACCCTCGGCGGTGTTGCAGTCCGTGATGGCTGTTCACTCGTCCAGCCCTCGCTTTGCCACTTAGCCCGTGCTTGCTCGACTTCAGCGGATGCAAACAATGTCTTATACTGCATTTCCCATGACATCGCTCCTTGCGGATTGTCCGCCTGCCCGCCAAAGTCCTTCATGTATCCGTAAGCATGCACCATCGCCGCTGCCATAAACAGATCTGGCACATACTGCGTCAGGACTGTCGAGGAATTAGCCGACGACAGCGCCGCTGGTCGCTGGATACCAATCACCTCTATCACATAACCAGCATCCGGCGACGGCCCTAAGATAACTGTCGTATCATTGCGCCGTGCATAGAACCTGGGCTGCCCCGTTGATTGTGTCCCGCTTGGATAAGTGAGATCGATGTACTCAGGGGAGACTGCCATCAACGGTTGCCTAGACCCAATCGAAGACAGCGATCCTGCTGGCGAAATGAGATTGATCTGATCGACGGTAATGAAGGTGCCCATGCTCGTCGGCAACGCAAAATTGCGATCGCCGCTTGATGTCGATGTCGTGGCATCAGTCTCCTGTACAGCTACAAGATCAAGCTCGCGGTAAATTCGTTGTTCTGCGTAATTGATGTTATCAGGAATGAATGTCAAAAAATTTGCGTCACCCGACGAGATTGGAAACATATTCGCCATTCGAGTGACGTAGGTCGTATAGTTAAGATCCGAGGCCATCTTAGCTCACCGTATATCCCCGGTTGGTATCAATCGTCAGATAAGCCACCGCTACAGCGCTGCCATTGCCAGAAACAGCAAAGCGATGGTATCGATAAGAATTGCCGCCCAGATTGGAGTTGCTGATATTCTCTCCAACGGTGCCCGCCGTAGTGCCTGAAGCAAGCGTCGTCCAAGTGGATGCATCTGAAG